GCGCTGGCCCGCCTTGTACTGGTTGGCGACCGTGCTGCTCACCTTCTCGAGCCCGTAGTCGTCCACGAGCTGGCGCACTGTCATCTTGTACTCGCAGTACATGGTGTCTACGACGCCATCGCTGTTGGTTGCCAGGAAGTAGCTGCCGATGGTCTTCGGGACGAAGTGCACGACCTTTATCGGGTGATCGACGATGATCATCGGCGCGGTTCCAAATACTCCCGCCTCCATGTAGAGCGTGGGCAGCACGGAATAGAGATTCGAGCGCGCGAACACATCGCGCATGCGGTTCTCGACGCTATAGAGCCACATCGAGACCGCAGGCAGTTCCATCAGTTCAGGGTCGGGCGTGGTCAGGCGAAACCACGGTGTGGCAGGGTTGGTGCTGCCCGCATGCATGCCTGCACCGAGGGTGCGTGCGGCGAACTTCGGCGATGGGTCAACGAGCTTCTGATTGCGCTTGCTGCCCTGATTGGTCTTGGTGTCCGTGATCCATCGCCCACGGCGCGTGAGAAAGAAGTCCTGCAGCTCCTTCCAGTGGGGCTCCCAGCTCTCGCGGTCCGTGCGCATCTCGGTCAGGCGCCGCTGCGCGATCTTGAACCGGCTCTCGCCGGATGCACCATCAGCCATAGGTCATCCATCCATCCTCTGTTCGAGGAAGCCAGGCCGAGCCCTCGCGATTCTCCGCGGTCAGTCCCTTGCGCGATTGCTCAAGGCTCCACAGCTCGTGTGCGCGCCGGGCTTCGCTTCGGGCTTCTGCCTCGCGATCCTCATCGCGCGTGAACGGGTTGTACGACGTCATACGTAGTAACCGGTCAGACTCACGTTGTTGAGTTTCGCCGTCTCCGCGCCACTCGTTGAAATCACGGTCGCCGTCAGCGCACAGGGATCAGGCAGGAGCAGATTGGAGTACGTCGGTACGGCGGCGTCAGATGACGCGGCCCCCGCTGCGACGACAATCTTCGATGCGCCGAATATCGTCGTACCGTTCGCCTTGACATCGACGGTGACCGTCCCGACCGCATTTGCATCGAGCATCACTCCGGCGCGTCTCAGCACGAAGCGGTTGAAGCAACTTCTCTGACCCACGGTCACCGTCGCATTGGTGATCGCCGCGGTCTGACAGGGAATCGAGAGTTCCTCGCCACCAAAGAGCCAGGTGAAATTCGCCTCCTGCCCGATCTTGATGATCGCGAACGAGGTGGAGGGCGCAAGGCCACCCGGATTGTCGTACGTGAGCTTGCCAAGGCCCACGATCTTGCCGCTCGTCGCATCCTTGTTCTCGAACACGCGCGGACATGCAAGGTAGGTCGGGTGCTGCTTCAGGTGCAGGTGACCAATCGTGACCGTGGAGGCGTTGCTCATGCGCGCCGGATAGATGCCAGGCGCATTGGAGATCGAGTCGGTGACATCGAGTGTCATGCGACCCACATGAACGACCGCAACATTCAGGGTACCGATCACGCAGCCCGACTGGTCGCTCGAGCTGTCGTAAACGAGCTGAGAGGCGACGAGGTTGTCCGCATCCACGACGACCGCATCATCTGCGTTGATGAGGTTCTGGGTACGGGTACCCGTCAGCCCGTTGACGAGCACCTTGCTCTTCCATGAGAGGGAATTCTGCCGATCGAGAATCAGGCCGCCCGACTTGCCCTTGCGCAGGCCGTCGAACTGGAAGTTATGCACCACCATCTGATTGCGCGCGAAGGGCTGCAGCGTGATGGTGCCGGTTGCAGGGGTGGAGACACTCGCCGGCGCCACCGCGAATGTGTTGCCGAGATCATCCTTCGTCGGCAGGGTGAACGTGCCGGTCTTGGTGCTCTCGGTGTAGGTGAGCACCGGCACTGTTACGGAGTAGTTTCCCTGATCCGTGTCGTTGATGGCACCTCGAATACGGATCATGTCCCCGGGCATGAGATGCGCGCCCGTGTTGACCGAATTGATGCCGGTCCCGTGCACGAATGTCGCAACCCCTGCCGCCTGGGTGAGACTCGTCACCGTGTAGGTGAGGGGCGCAGGGATCGATGAGACGCCATATCCAGCCGCAATTCCCAGCTGCTCGGTCGCCTGGTTGCGGATGCCGAACTGTCCTCCCCGTTGAGAGCAGTTGATGAAGCGCGTATTGCGGCTGCGGTTCTGAAATCCCGTGCCGGTGTACGAGCCACCCTGAGGTCCGCGCTGGGGGTTGTACACATGACAGTTCTCGAACACGATGTCCGAGCCTTCTTCGTGCGTATCGAAGGGGATACCCCACGCTTCGTAGGCATCGACATTCTTGATCAGGATCTGCGTCGGCTGACCGAGCACGGTCCACGCGGCAGAGCTGCCATCGACGGTGGGCGTATAGCCTGCATCCTTGCCGCCTGTGGTGAACGCGTGGCGGGAGTTTCGTACCGTGCCGCCACTCCACACGCCATTGGAGCTGTGGCCGTAGGCGAGCACGACATAGCCCAGCCGTCCGCCACCATACGCAAGCGCTGAGGTGCCGGCGTTCGGCAGGCCACGGGAGTTGAGATTGCGGACACGCCACTCGGGGCTGCAGTAGAACCTTACGCCCGAACCCCAGCAGTCATTGAACTCGCAGTTGTCGAAGCTTGCACCCACGGCATTCCGGATCACGACCGCCGTGGTCAGAGTATTCGTGTCGAGCGGTGCAAAGGCATCCGCGTAGACGATCGTCCCCGTTGCAGGCGTGCTCGCAGAGCCCGGCGCCGTGCCGAACGTGGTGTTGGCATCGTTCTTGGTCGGCATCGCGTAGGTGAAGGTCGTCGCATCGACGATCGCGACCGCTACAGTGACGTTGTAGTTGTCCTCTACCGCTCCTGTGATGTGTACGAACTGGCCGGCGGTCAGGTTGTGGGGCAGCGCTGTAATGACGGTTGCCGTCGTCCCGGAGCGATTGATCGACACGATCGAACTCGTCGTGCGGCCCCACACGCCATGATCGAGCTGGGAGGGTGTCGCGGTGGTCCGGCCGATGGTCGTTGCGGCGCCCTCGAAGTTGATGCCATACGCGCGGAAGGTGCGTGTCGTGTTGTAACGCGTGACGTAGATCGCGCTCTCGTAGAAGTCGTGGAAGCTCAAGCGGCCATGCACGTAGATGTGCGTCGCATCCACATTCAGCACGCGAAAGGATTCACCAATGCGGCTCTTGGAGCTCGAGCTGTTGGTGTGCGGGAGATTGTTCTGGCAGATGATCGTCGCGCAGTCTCCTTCGGAGAATCCGGTTGAGTCCGCGACGTTCAGGATCGAGACGGTATCGTCGTTGTTGGCCGCGGCGGGGAATCCAAACGTGGCAGGCGCATAGCCTTCGGTGACAGAGGTCACGGCCACTTGGACCTTGTTCGCGCTCTGCCATGACTCGTAATCCATGTCGATCGCACCGGAGCGCGTATTCGATAGGCTCAGGCGGTTCAGTATCCGCACACTGCCCGGAGAGGCCGTGAGATTCACCGGCAGGCCATAGCCGCTCGAGTCCGTCGGACTCCACGCCTTCAGCAGATACGAGCCCGGACCAATGCGGATCGGCTTTGCCGTGCCTACCACTCCGGTGCCGTCATCATCGAGCCCGCAGGCCCGGCGTGCCATGACGGTGAATGCGTCTGTGACATCCGTCGTGCCGGTGTTGTCGCAGTAGTCGCCATTGATGACGAACTCCTCGCCCACCACCGTGACGGGTGGCGGATCGACCGTCACATCGACATTGGTCAGCGAATAGTTGGCGGTGCCCGATGAGTAGTGGAAACACCGCAGGCGAAAGATGCCGGGCCCGCTGATCGCATCAGCGCCAATCGTAAAGGTCCCCACGGGCTGCCAGACCGCGCCTCCACCCATGGATTGCTCGGCCGAGATCGTTCCAACGAAGTCCGTGCTCGTGATGTTGAGGCGCAGGATGTCGCCCTGGCCAACAGAGATCGCCGCTGATACCTGGTCCTGCGCGGTAAAGGCGCCACTGACGATTGCCATGTCTATCCCCCGAGTAAGGTTGCAGGCGCCCCCGTATAGGGCGCCCCGGTAGCACTCGTGCGAATCGTCGAATTGAGCCCCTGCGCCCGCGCTGCACGTCTGCGGATGTTGTCGCGTGCAACGTAGGCTCCTGCATCGTTGACCGGCGAAGGCGCCGCCTCGATGTCACTCGGCTGATAGTTCTTGTCGTACGCGCCGAACGCCTGGCCACCGAGGTCCATACCGGCCGAAGCTTTCTTGCCGAGCACCCAGGTATGCGGGCTGACGTTGTTGCCCAGACGCAGAAGACCTTTGAATGCTGATCCCATGGTTATGCTCTCGCGTAGGGGTCGTAGTCGGTTCTTGCGCTCGACTGAGCCACTGAGCCCAGTCCGAACGGCAATGGCTTGAACACCGGCTCTGCGAATGTCAGGCCGAGTGCATCAGAGTGGTTTGGAGATCTGCCCAGTCGTTTCTTGATCATGTCCTTGGGCTCGAGGATCATGCGATCTCCAGTGAACGCGTACGTCGGGACGGTGAGTTCCCCCACCAGCTCGGTTACGGGCGGCAGACATCCGCCGCGGCGAATCCATGCGGCAGTGTCAAATGCCATCTCAGTACGCTTGTTGGCATAGCGCCGGTCATGAGGCTCGCCCGCAAATTGCACCTCGAAAGGTGTACGACCCAGAACTCTCATCTGATCGCACCAGCCGCCTCCATAACCTCCGGAACCATCGACCATCTCGCCATCTGAGCCCCACTCGATGGCTCTGCGTGTCACGATGCCAGCGCCTTGTACGCTGTTCACATTGCGCAGCACGTGAGGCGGAAAGGCGACGATGCCCTGCCGGGGAAAGATCACAGAGGGGTCATCGCCAAAGCGCGCTACGTCCACGCCCAGAATCTTTGCCTCGTGTTCGTATGCATCTGGCTTGTAGAAGCGCTTCATCGCTTCACTCACCTCATCCGGCCCGATGAGCGTATTGAGACTGGAAGGCGGGAAGCGTCCGAATACGTTGACTAGCACCCACGGATTGTCCCGGCCATAGGTGCGAATCTGATCACGCGCCCATTCCACCGACACGCGCGGCGTTCGTTTGGGGTCATCGGGGTCTGCGGTGATCTCGATCACCCACCACAGATCCCGTGCCGAAGTGCACGCCAGATACAGCGGACCTTCGAGGTGCGTGGGATTGCCAGCCTGCACGATGTGCCATTCCTTGGCGCTGGAGCCAATGTTCTCGATGGTGCTCATGACCGGCTGAGGAACGCCTCCGGATTCGTCCACGAGCGCCATGACGTAATCATCATGCAGGCCACGCATCGTGTTGCCCTGCTGGTCAGGGGTCGCAGACTTGCTCCAGCGACGAGCGGACATCCACCACGTAGTGGGATGATCCCGCGCAAAAATACGCTCGGCCTGCCATTCGAAAACCTCCATGAGCAGAGGGCTCTTCTGCTGCCACTTGCTCATCTCAGCCCACAAATTGTCCTTGAGGTTTTCTCCGGAGATAGCAGTCGCTGCGATTTTGGGATGCGGACGCGTGAGCAGGAAATTCCACGCCAGCCACGCAAGCACCGCGGTCTTCCCCGGACCTGCACAGGCTTTCATGGCGATCCGCGACTGGCTCGGGAATGCCTCAAGCACATCGTCCTGCCAGGGATCGGGCGTAACGCCGAACACATCCCGCACGAATGCCCGAGGCTGCTCGCGCCACAGGCGAATCTTGTCACTCGCTTGGCGGATTGGGCTCAAGGCTGCCATTTACCAGTTGTTCAAGGGATATCTTTCCGGAATGCTCGTGCTCGATCTTGTCCCCGTATTTCTTGGCCTTCAGTTTCGAGGCGATCCACTTGCGGGTGTCCACGCGCAGACGTGAGCGCTGGAGCGCCTCCCCGTTCTGACGCCACCCCTCAATGGCGCCCTCCTTGTCCTTGATCTCCATCCAGTCATTCGATCCGTCATCCGCGATATCGAGAATGTCTTCGA